CCTGGATGAGTCTGCTTATGACTCCTCATTGTTTAATGCGATCCTTTGGGCCGTTGCGGAATTTCGCGCAGATTGTTTAGCGAAACCAACGTGCCACTTTCCGGTAGAGCATGCCGGATGTGAAGAGTGTAGAGAATATTTAGATAATCAACACCGAGTTAAGGTGTATTATCGAAATCTCATTCACACATGTATAAGTTTATTTACTGGTACTGTTGTGATGAAGAATGGTGGAAACCCTAGTGGTTCATGTAACACGATTGTTGATAATACGTTGTGTTTATACATTCTTTTGGCTTATGCGTGGTGTCGGACCGCGCCTGCTGAGATGCAGACCTACGAGACTTTTGATGATCATACCCGTTTTGCTTTATGTGGCGATGATAATACCTGGACAGTGTCTGATGAGGCACATGTGTGGTATAACGGGAAAAGTGTGATTGAAGTGTGGAAAGAGCTCGAGATAGTCACAACAACTGACACTCTGGAGCCCCGAAAACCAGAAGATTTGGATTATCTTTCTGCTACAACTATGCAGTTAGATGGTCTTTGGGTGCCTCGGTACGATACTAAGAAATTGATGTCGTCACTGAAATATTCAAAGAAGCCTGGACCCCCAATGAAGTTGGTTAAGGCTGCGGCCCTTTTTATGGTGGGCTACACCAATGTTGCGTTTCGCGAGTATGTCCGATTGTACATTCAGTTTCTCCTCCGCAAGTATTCCTTTTTGGATCAAGGCGATGATGCCTTGTGCGTTGAGTGGAGAGCCGCTAAACAAAACCTTACTCCAGATCAAAACATACGGGCGCTATATACAGGGCGTTCGCGTGTTGAAAGATTGTTTGAGTTTCACGCTGTACCTTGGAATGAAGGTCGCGTGTTTTCCCTTGTTGACGGGAATTTTATTGGTCAACCCAGGGATGAAATTTACTGCGAAATTTGCGGTTACCCCTGGCTCCAGTGTGTATGTGAAGACACTGATGATGAAGACTCATGTGAAGGGGATAATCCTTATATCCCTGAGGAAATAATAGCAGAGTTTAAGCGTTTGGCTGATCATATGATTGATCGCCTAGAGAAGGACCCGCCTCTGCAGCCTCTGATTGCTCGTCTAGAGAAAGAGCGTCTTGAGCAGGAATTTTGTGGTGGAGATTACCATCATGTTCCGAAAAGTTTGAAAGATTATCTGGAAAGCAAGAAAGAACAACGCCAGATAAAAGAAATTAAGATGCCTCGAACAAG